TATTACTAAGGCCTTTGCGTGCTGCGTCTGTAACTCCCCGCGCTTCAGTAGCCGTAGCACCGCCAGACATTTCGGCCAACACCCGTTGTGCTTCAAGACTTTGGGCTTCCGTTACGCCCGGCGCGCCTTTACCTGTTAGCACCGCAGGAAGCCGCGACGCGCCGGCAGACGTAACGGCTTGAGTTGCAGGTGAGTACACGGGGGCCATTGCTTGCGCAGCGGTAAGCCCCGCTGGCGCGTTGGCAAGCTCGGTTTGAAGGGCCGGCAGTTCTGCACCGGCCGCGTTTCGAGCAATTGCAGCGGCTTTAGCTTTCGGCGACATAGCCCTAATCGCTTTGACACCGCGTCCGAGCAAGTTACCGGCGATCTGACCGCCGCCTTCTAGCGTTGCTCCGGTAGCTATGTCGTTTAGTACGTTTCTACTTATTTGGTTTGGCGTGCCTTGCGTGACGTTACCCAACGCAACATCCGCCAATCGGTTTATCTCGTTGCCTATGCCGTAACCCAAGCCCCCGCCACCCATACCGCCCGCAACAACTCCCGCTGGCCCGCCAACTGCACCGGCGGTTCCGCCCAGCAAACTGCCTATTATTCCTCCGCCAGCCGATATAAGCGGGCCAAGCGTTTCTCTCGCCGCACCCGCGACCCCGTACAGCTCGGGATACTTTTTTGCCCACTCGGGTACTTGTGGCGAGGCTGGCGCAACTTGCGCGGGTATGCTGGGTGGTTTTGCCAGCATTGTTAACGTGGCATCCGACAGCGCCGACATGTCGCCCGACGCAAGGGCTTTTAATTCTTCGTTGGATAACGTAGAGAAGTCCATTGGCGTCATCTTGGTTCGCTTGCACGCCGCGCAAGTTCAGCGGCGGCTTGCTCTTGAAGCGACAATGCTGCGGCGGGTTTTGCCGGCGGCGCCCCACGCGGTGGTGGGGCGGCGCCATCGCTCCGGTAACTATATGTCATATCATACGTTTCCCGCGCGTTTCGTTTGGCGCTTTCCGCCGTATCTATGGCATTGTTTATTTTTGTTCTGAAATCCGCAGTGTTTTGGGTTTGGTCGAACGCTCCAAAAGCGTTGGTCAACAGTGCTACGTCTTTGTCTGACGAATTACCTAACGCGCCGCCTGTTTTACTCAAGTTACGGAGCGCGGTTAATGTACCCAACGTGCCTTCAGCAAGAATTGTTTTTAGGTCTGCTTGCGCCGAACGTGCTGCGCCAGTTAGGTTAGGCGTGCGCCCCGCAACGAAGCCTGTAATCCCTGGTAACCCAGGCGAATCACGCAACGCTTTAAGTTTCGCTATCAAATCATCCGAATTTTTCTCAAGCTGGTTAATTGACCCCGTTGCTTGCGGATACGCAGCTTCACGTTTTTGTATTTCTTTGGGTGCTAACCCTTCCATCGACGCTGCGGGCGTCATGCGTCCCCGCACTGCTTCTTCGCGCGACACCAACACGGGTTTTCCAGTAACCGGATCAACCACTTTTTCAAGCGGTTGTTCCGCTCGGGGTTGCACCGGCGGCCGCCCTTCCTGTCTAAGTCGTAGCTGCTGCTCGAATTCGTCGTCGGTAAGCAGCTTCCGAGGTTGTTGCGAAGCACGGAACGCTGCGTACCCTTCGGGTGTACGAGGGATGCCTAACTGGGTCATTGTGTTGATTTCGGCGGGCGTTACTTGGGGCGCGGCTGCGGCAGCGCCAGCTTGTCTGAACTGGGCAGCGCGCTGGTCCATAGGTATAGCTAACTGCGCGGCGGTAATTTTGTCTGCTTCCTCTTGTGTGTATAGCTCTTTAAGAACTGCGTCTTGACCGTAAGCTCTTATGTTGTCATCCGATGGGTTCAGCGCCAAGTCTCGGGTTGCTTGGTTTATAAACTTTTGTCTATCTCTTTGTCGCGCCGCGTTTGACGCGCCGGTAGCGGCTTTATCGCGCTCTATTTGCCCAGGTATCGCCCCGGTCTGCGCTCTTTTGTACTCAGTTTCAGCTTGCGTTTGAAGATTTTTTAATCCAATACCTTTCATTTCAACGGCTTCTTTACCCATCCCCGCGTTGATATACGCTTGTTGTTGTTGTTCCGGCGTCGTTGCAGCACGAAGCTCAGCAAGCAACTGATTTTTTACTTGATCCTCGCGCTTGGCTTTGCTCAACGTGTACTGCGCCAGTGCGTTCTGGTTCTCCTGCGCCCGAGCCGCAGCAGCTTGATCCATGCCGGACACGAACGCATTGCCGATGCTCTGCGATCCGGGTGGGTTCAGTAGTCCAAAGTTTAGTTCAGCCATGATTTATTATGAGTAATAATACTGGTCGTATGGATCAAATGCGCCAGAACCACTGTCTGCATATGGCGGGGTTCTGCCGGGTTGCTGTTGCGGTCGCTGCTGGTTCCCGTACATCCTGCCCAGCATGTTAGCCGCGCCGCCGTATGCTGAGTTTTGTTGCCCCGCTGCTGACAGCGCAGCGTTGCCTACGTTACCGGCGTTGCTCATCATAGCGTTGCCGACGTTACTCGCCATGTTTGCGCCAGCAGCGCCAAGCGTATTAGCGGTTGTCTGGCCCACACCCGCAAGGCTTTGCAAAGGTTGCAGCATGTTGCCACGGTTGACTTGAAAACGATTGAACGCGTTTTGGTACTCTTGGCTTGCAAGCCCTTGCCCGAACTGTTGCGCGCCCCGCAGCGCCCCGCCTGACAGCATCCCGCCTCTAGCGGCTGCGGTGCGGTCAAGTGCTTTCATCCCCTCGTCCATGCGAAACGCATAGCCTGGGTCTTTGTTAGCCAGAAAGTCTGCCGAGCTAAAGTTTCCTGTGAACTCCCCGCCCGGATCAAACCCTCGTGTAAGCCGGTTAAACGCGTTGGTGCCACCGGTCAAGAACGGCTGCTGGTTCGCCTGGTTAATGTCGAACTGGCGGCGCTGCTCGGCTATGCTAGCGTTGCTGGCTGCGGTAGATGCGTTCGCTGCGGTGTCAGCAGCATCAGACGATGCGTTTGCGCTAAGTAATGCACCGCCTATTCCGGCGGCACCTAACGCTGCGGTTCCGGCGCTAATACCGAGAGCAGCCCCTATCGATGCAAATGGCATAGTTATCTTTCCCTACGAATGCAAGCGATCAACGTGATACGTTCGTACTTCGTATCATTGGTGACCCAGTGTAAATTCTGGTTGTTAAACGTAAACACATCGCCCGGCTTTGTTTCTAAACTTTCGCCTTCAAACTGGAACAACTGCCCAGGCGCACTTGTAATTTGCACAGCAAACTTCTCGTACCGTAACGCGTGCCAGCCATTATCCTTGTGCGGCTTACAAGTAGCTCCAGGCGGTATACGTGTAATCAACACACCGCCAAGCTCTACGCCCTGCACGTACCGCATCAGGTCAAAGCACAGCGGCTTAACACCTAATACGTCTGCCGAAGGATACCAATAGGCGTCATGCGGAAGGTTGTCTTTTGTCCGTTCCGGGTCGCCGTATCTTGCCCATATATCGTTTAGCCCATGATGCGGGCTATCAGCATCAACAGTACGGTTTGTATTCTCGTCCCATAGGTGCGGGTTCTGCTGAAGATTCCAGTAGATGCCCGAGACATTTAGCCCTTGACTGAGGCGTTCTATTTTCATGCTGCCATCAACTTTAACGATTCTTCGGCGTGCTGTCTCGGCGCTACATCATCAGCCCACAAGCACAGCCAAACAATATCCGTTACCGCGACAACGGTGTGGTGTGTATGCGCCGGCACCGACAGCATCTTATAGCCAGTCACTCGTTCTGTTTTTCCGTCCACCGTAACGTCAGCAGTGCCGGACACCAGCACTGACAAATGATCATGAACGTGAGTGTGCGACTTGAGTTTATATCCCGCCGGGGCCGTAGTCTCTACGACAAACACGCCACCGTCATCATGGAACTGAATGCCCACTAGCTAACCTCCCGCCCGCTGGCCCGGATGTTGATCGACGTTGCTGTGCCGGCTAGGGTAGAGATAAACCCACTCGCCGCAAGCACCTGGCCGACAATCTCAGGGAAAGTATATACCTCAGAGGCTTGCAACGTCTTGGTTTTCGTGATCAAGTTCTGATTGCCGGCGGTGTCACCACCGGTGACCAAGTTGATGCTCAAGGTCGCAGCCACCGCGCTGTAGTTGGTAGCGGTGAACTTGTCGATGATCGTTGTCACAGACGTAGCGGTGTATTGGGTTACTTGAGTTGCTTCGGCAATTTTAGCCGGAATTAAAACTTTTACATAGACTGCCATGATTGTCCTTTAGTTAAAATACGGTGCGCGACGTTTCATAAGCATAGCTAAGTCCACCTAATCGCTCAACAACAAATGAAATTGCACCTGGGCCTGTAAACGCTGCACTAAGGAAAATTTGCGCCGTGTCTGCAAAAGTCATGTTTGCATTTGCGGTTCGAAACGTGATCTGCCGGTTAGGAATGATACCTGCATCGAGAGAATTAACCGTGACCGGCGCTGCGGCTGTCACGACGAAGTAACCACCGTCGGGGACCGTCAGCACGTTAGCTGCTACGTTTGCACCCGTTAACGCAACGTAGGCCAGCGAGACTGCGCCTTGCGATAGGATTGGAAAATCGACGTTATTGGATTGGCCTGTGATAATGCCTTGGATTAGGCAAGTGCTTGTGTAACCTACTTTTGATGCGCCCGATCCGGTCCAAGTCTCTTTAGGGTCAAACGCATTAGCGTGAACGTCAACCTTGCCGATAACGTCAACAAAAATGCCTAGTTGACTTGCAGTTCCGTCCGTGCATGAAATTGAATTTCCAGTAACTTCTTGACCGTAAGCGCCCGCGAGAGCAATACCTTGGGCGCTAACAACGCTTCCAAGGGCGATAATATTGCCTTTGATTACAGACCCTCTATTTAATGCAAGCCGTGAATCAATGCCAAATGATGCGCCGGAAAATATTAGATTATTCGTAATTGTTGAATAAGTCCCTAAGTTTTCAATTGCTTTTCCACCGTCAATTCCTTCCATGTAGTTTGAATCAATTACGGCTTTTCTTGTGCCCGACAAAATTATGCCGTTATAAACATTAGAACATTCTGACTTTTCGATCATTGCCGAGTAAGGAACACCTGCGCCGCCGCCAAGTTTGTACGCAGTTAAAAAACCACGCGAGGTGTTTTTAGAAAACGTTACAAGACCGGCGTCATCGGTACATGGAAAGTTAAAACCAATGCCAGTTCTTGCCGCGCCAAGCCCTGTAGTTACATAGTCTTTGTTAAAAACATAATTTTCATGGAACCAAGCTGTTGCGGCGTAAAGTATTTTTACTCCGTCGCCAGTGCTGCGTTGGTACACGACGTTATTGTGAAACGACGACGTGCCGTAGAAACCATAGAACTGAACAACTGGAGTGGTCGAAGTGCCATCAAACCGGATATGGTCAATCTCATACGTGCCTTGCGCGTTTGATCCGCCGCCAAAGCTGCGATCAACAATGACTGGCGCGTCGGTTACGCTTTTAAGAACGGTGCCGCCGGTATTAAGGTTTGAGAACGGGTTACCGTAACCTTGCCCGTACATGCGGAATGCTCGGTCGCGTTGGTCAAGCGTTGGGTACGTACCAGGCAACGTCAACCCAGTTACCAAATAGCCGCCGGAGGGAATAAACAAGTCAGCCTTCATTACCCACGCCGCGTCTATCGCCGCTTGCAACGCTGCGGTGACAGGTGTTGTAAACGCGTAGGACTGCACCGCTGTAATCTGCGCCGAGGTCATGTAGTCAAACGCGCTGACGGTTTGCCGTACCTTGACCTGGAGCGTTGTTGCCACCGCACCGGTGCCGGTCTGGATAAAACCGATCAGGTTAGACCCACCAGACGCCGCAAGAGTGGCAAACGGGCCGGTGAAATCGTTAGTGCCCGATATGTTGTCCTGGGAGAATATCTGCACAGCAAGCGACGTTTGCAGAACCAGCTTGTACGACAGGCCGTCCGTCGTCCAAATTTGATTGGGCACGCGCCCCGCTGAGTTCAAAACAATTGGGTTGCTGTTCGGCGTAGCCCCGGTGCCGCTGGTGTAGGTTGTCTGCGGCGTGGTCGTGCCGGCTGCGTAGGTGTAGAGCAGACCACCGGACAGAGGCGTGCCTGAGTCGGTGAAGAACTGCCACCCTGCACCGGCTAGATTGGAAAGGCTGACGCTCATAATGATCCCTTAAACTGAATAAGTTATTGAACAATTAATTGTTTGACCTGTGGCAACTGGATATAGAGCGGCATAGTTGTACACCTCTAAACTGGTTCCAGTTATTGCACCGGTAAGAGCATTACCACTTGACTGGTTAAACCCAAAAAGCGCCGTATTACCAACAGCCGCTGAAAAAGGAGCACCCGCAACAAGTATGGACCCCGCACCTGTGCCGTTATTGGAAACGCCAATATACCAAGTCAAAGTAACTTGCCGACCAATTCTTGTGTATCGCCCTGCGGCAGAATACGAAGTAATTGACCCTATGCTCGAAGTTACAGTGGGCGTCCAAGTGCCTTCCTCATACCAGTTCAGCAACTGGCTAGTCATGCCCGCTGCGGGAGTGTTAGCGGTGAAGTTGACGCCTTTGGCTGCTGTTAGCGGGGTTATGTTATCGGTCGTGCTTAGTGTTGTAAACGCGCCTGTGTTTGCAGTTGTTGCACCTACGGTGCCGTTGATGTTAATGCTTGCGGTGCCTGTCAGGTTTGTAACAGTGCCAGACGACGGCGTGCCGAGAGCACCGCCGCTAACCAGATAACTGCCCGCTGGTTGCTTGGCATTGAACGTAGCCCAGTCTGTGCTGGATAGGTAGCCGTTGACCGATGAAGTGGCTACAGGCATCGAGATCGCCGGTGCCGTACCACCTGAGCTAACCACTGGTGCTGTGCCAGTGACCGCTGTCACAGTACCGCCACCGTCTGTTACCCAGGTCGGAGCGCCCGCAGCATTGCTTTTTAACACCTGACCCGACGTACCCGCTACGCTGACCGCCATCGCCGAGCCAGTGCCGTACACCACGCCGCCCGCTGTAGGACTGTTATCAAGGTTGTAATTAGCAATCGTTCCGATTTGCACGACAGGTTGAAGGTACGCCCCCTGGATCGCTGCCTCTGCCGTTTCGAACCGCGCCATCATCGACATGAGTTGCGCAGTGTCGAGCGTAGCCAAGAAGTTACCAGACTGGTCTTGGTACTCCGGCGAAATATTGTTATTGACCTCTTTGAGTATCTCGGTGAAGTCAGGCTGGTTTGGCGGTCCAAGTTGCAGTTCTTCAAGCGTAATCGCGTTAGTGCCGCCGCCGGTCAAGACGTACAGGTTGTAGAAGAACCGATACCATTGCCGCGACAACAGCCCGGTGCGTTCGTCCAGCAATGGGATGCGCGGCGCGGGGATTTGGGTAATGTCAAGCATTGGTCGGAGTGATGAACAACTCTGCGCCAACGATAGCGATCTTCACCGGGTCAGTGCCCGATACCTCGTACACCCGGTCCCGAATCTTCTCGGTCATGCCAAGCCGTCGCCAGAACGTGCGGTAGCCGTAGCTGCCTATCGTGCCCATCGAGGCCCAGTGTTCGTTTGACCATGTGTGGCCACCGTCATCCGACCAGCGCAGCATAACCTGCGGGTCGCTGCCCTGCCCGTTGTTCAGCCCTACGCCTGTCTCGGCATCTAGTTGCAGCGAATGGTGCGTGCTGCGCTTAAGGTTGTTCTCGCCCGGACCTAACGCCCGCCAGGATCGCAGCCACTTCTGGATGCTGCTGTTGTCGGCGTATATGTCCAAGTCCAGCGTGTAGATGTTGCCGTTCTCAAAGTCGCCAACAACCGTGTTGTTTGCAAAGTTGCACTGGCAGTTCGACCTGTGCCGGGTAAACGCGCCGTTGAGGAAGCCCGCACGCTCGTGCCAGGCTTGGGTCGCTACGTCGTACACCCACGTCGCGTTGGCAGACGGAAAGTTCAGCACGTAGAAGGCGTGGCCCTCTTGCTGGTACGTGTACGCTACCGCGTCCGAGATAGTGGTGTACTGCTGGATGGCGTACTCAATGGCGTGCGTCGAGACTCGGACGCCGCTGTAGCCTTTGTTCTGGTACACAATGCCAAAGCCGCGAGCATCAGCGCCAAGCCAAAACAGCGCGTTGTCGAGCTTGGCAATTGAGAACGCAGCCGCGCAACCGATCTCGTTCAATGCACCTTGAATCGGTGCAAGCGGGAAGTCGATCAACGCAGCGTCGTACCAGACCTCAACCGTATCAGTGCCGAACACCCACAGCTCGCGGTGATCGACCGCTACGGCTACCACTCCGTCAGGTGACCCCTCTGCACTGGCGAAGTCCAACGGAGCGACCATAGTGCCATCCAAGAGGCTGGTAGCCCATAGTCTCTGGCTGTTTGGCTCGTTGAATATGAAGTATCCGTCAAGATACTGCACCGTGACCGCGCCTGGGAAGTCAACGTCCGTAATTTGTACAAAGACACCGGTCAGATCGTTGTAGACGTAACTAGCAGGGTTACACGCAAAGAACAACTGCACGCCGTTATCCGCAATCGATACTGGTCCAGACCCAGACACGTCGCCGATCTTGACGGGCGTTCCGGTCAGGCTTGGAACTTTGTAGACCTCGTTGCCTGATACGACATAGAAGTTGCTGCCGTTGGTCTGGTGTGCCCACAGCGCCCGGATAGGACCAACGCCTATGGTCTGTTGAAACTTCAGCCCAGGCGCTCGGTTCAGAAACGCCGGCTCTTTGCCGCCTTCAGGGATTACTTCGGGGAACAGGTTAACCATGCGGTTATCCGCAGCATTGATGCTGCGGGCTACATACGAGCTACCCAGGATGCGCGTTTTCACTTAATAGTTGCCGCTGTAGATATTGAACCGTTGCCGGGTCGCTACGATGCTGTACGGCAGACTCATGATATCGTCAGGGTTGTTGATGCGCTTGATGTTGCGCTTGCTTGACATTGCGATGCGCTGCACTTGCGGAGATGGCTCTACGCCGAACTCGGCGGCTATCTCAGAAGCCAGATTGAAGCGGAACGCACGTTGATAGCCTGGCGGAATTACTAAAACTGTGGCTAACGTAGCCGGCTCGACCAACTCCGTAACGCTAACAAAGTGCCACTCCAGCACCTTCGTCGGCACTGGGTAGATGTACATCGACATGTTGGGCATGTCCATGTTCGTCCATATCACCTGCGGATAGGTCGATGTGACCGTCTTGACTGCAATGCCGTTGTACTGCTGCTGATTGATGATCTTGATGCCAAAGCTGATGTTGTTTGCCGGGTCGCGGAAGTACGTCGCGTCATCCAGCAGCACAGGGCGATTGCCCACAAAGTCACCAGTTGGGCCTAGTGTGCGTGAGCTAAGGTTAGGAGGCCAGCTAAATACCTGGTCTTGCGTCGAGAACACTGACAACCGTTCGGATGACCAGCTATCCAGCATCTGGTTCATCGCGGTCAATGCGTCCTGCGAAGTAGCTGCCGAAGGCGTTTCGCCCTCGGCCAATTGACCGATCAGTCGTAACGCTCCGTTAATCTGGTCGTTCGCTGTCGTCATGCCGTTAGCTCCCTACGAGGTCTACCGCGAGGTTTTGCCAGTTCATTGACAGGCTCGGGTAATTCTACGCCAATTTCATAGCGTTCCCAGCCATTCTTTTCGTCGGCCTCTGCTTCAGCGTCGGAAATAGCAACCTTGTTGCCGTGGTCAGGGTGCCGCAGATAGATAACCATAACAGTCCTTCAAAACCGCCCCCTATTGCTAGAGGGCGGGAGTTACTTAGGACAGACGATACAGCGTCCAGGTAGCAGCCGCAGTCCGACGGCAACGGAACAGCGCCGACGAAATCGTGGTCACGGCGCTGTTAGCAGCGATAGTAACGTTACCGACCAGCGTCCAGCCCGTACCAACCGCAAGGGTTGCGTCCTCTGCGTCCACCGTCGAAATGTTAATAACGGCAAAATCAAACGATGCGTTATTCTGCATGTTGGTAAAGGTTGCGTCCATCAACGCGCCGGTGGGCAGCGTCAAGGTACAAGCTGCTGCGCCGGCTTGGTTGACGGTAAGAATACCAGCAGCCAATTGCGCTACGGTCAAGGTTGCAGTAACAGACGCAGTTGCGGGCGTGTTCTGCGGGATGAATTCCATTTCATTCTGGTTGCCATCAGTGTACTGATAACCACCGCCAACGGAAGGAAGTGCCATGATTGATGCTCCTAATAGGTTGAAATACCCCCGCGCTAGGCGGGGGCAGTTTGATTAGCCCCAGATACGACAGGCCATCTGTGGACGAATGGTGCTGAAGCCGTACAGTACGTCCACACGGCAAGGCATACGGTCGTTGTTGATATCGTACTGACGCACGATACGCATCGAGATACCGTTATGCACCTGGCGGGAGGCCATGTCTACGCCTTGGGGCAGCAGCAAGTCAGCCGTAGCCAGGGTGATCGCGTTTTTGTGGTAGACCAAGTTCTGCGGGTAAACCGTAGACGCCGTACCAAGGAACGTGATAACAGCCGAAGCAGCAGGGAACGAGTCAACGGAAGCCAGCGCATTGGTCGCCGTGTACAGAGGCGGCGAGATGTTGATGGTAGCCGAGGTGCTGGTCAAGGTCTGATCAGCGGTGACCACGAACTGCTGCAAGCTGCCGACCGACTGACGGGTCTGCGGGTTGACGGTGTAAACACCAGCGATGGTGAACACGTCGCCCTGCTTGATGGTCTTGGTGCCGTTGGTGTAGGTAATGTCCAACGTCGCAACACCTTGCGTGGTCGGCGGGGTGCTGGCCGACACGATAGGTGCCACTGGCAAGCTGCCGGTAGTGTGCGTCGAGATCGACTGGCTCATGTTGACTTCTTCGTAGCCCAACACGTTCTCGCCCATCATGCCGGACTTGAACTGGCTCGAAATAGAACCTGTCGGGTTGAAAAAGCCTTTCATGCCATCGACCAACGCAGCGTTAGCAGCGGGGTTAACCGTTGCGTAGCGGGGCGACAAAGGCGATGCGTACTCGTTCAGCTTTTGCCCGGCTTGCAGCAACACAAGCGAGGTGGCCGGGGTAGTACCCGGGGTGCCAACCGAAGAAAAGATCGACTTGTATGCGGTAGCCACGTCAGCGTCAACCGATGCAGCCAGTTGGCTAATACGAGGTTTCAGCACACGTTCTGCAAAGTCGTCCAACTGCATCGTCAGCTCGGCGGTGGTGAAGTTAATGCCGATGTGTTTCTGGCTTGCCACGGTCAAGGTGGTGAACTGCTCGTTGTCGTCCTGAACTTGCAGGGCGGCACCGTCAGTGACCAGAGCGCGGTCAGGCAGACGAATACGAAGGGTCGAGCCAATCTTAGCGCCTTCGGCGGCAAAACTGTCGTCGTACTCTTTGTTTACGTTGCGGGAAATCACCAAGCTGTTCTCGAGAATCTCGAGAGACTTGCGGGTGATCATGTCAATGGTAAGTAGGCTGTTGGCCATGATTCATGTTCCTTAAAAGATATTAGCGATTTCTCTTGGCTTCCATCTTTTTCACCTGTCGTGCCCGTTCAGCTTCAATCCATTGGCTGGTACTCATAGTTTTAATAGACCGTGAGTCAGTTGTATCGTAGTTGCTCGAACCCCCACTTCGGGGTGTAATAGGTGAAATCGGCGCTGGCGCTTTCGAGGTTTGTTTAGTTACTGGCTCAGAAGCTACCTTAGCTTCCAAACGTCCTATTTCTTTCGCTTGCAGAAATGGTGCGAGTCGGGCAATGCGATCCGCTTCTTTCGGATTTGTGCCTAGATAATATGCAATATCTGGACCGTTATCCGATGCTTGAATTGTCTGCGCCATCACGTCCGTAATTGGTAGCTTGGGGTTGTACGCGACTTGTTCAAAGTCCTCGTATTTATCCCGCGCTGCTTCTTCCTTGTCGTGATAACTGCCAAGCAATTCTTGCTGCTGCTTCGCAAACTGTTGCTGCTGAACAATCTGCTGGGCTTTGGAATTCGTCAACGCATCAACGTATTCTTCTGTCGTCGCATACTGATCAGGAGTGACCTGCGTTGCTTGGGCTGGTTTTGGTGCTTCGACCGACCTTGCTTCGCGTTCCCACTTGCGCTGTTCTCTTGCAAGCCGTTTCCCAATGGCTGCATCAAGTTCGTCTTGGCTAAATAGCTTTGACTCTTTGACTTCACCATCGATTGCTTCCGGCGCTTCTACTATGGGTTCAGGAGCTGCCGTAGCTTCCTGTTCCTGCGCGGGTTGTTCCGCTAATACTTCTTCAGACATGTTGATTCCTGAGAATCCCTGACGAGCCGCGCCAGTGCGGTTAAATCTTCATTGCTGCAACCTTATCTTGGAAAGCCATAACACGGGCGTCCAATACTTTTTGTGCTGCGGTCAGCATATCCCGAACGGTGATAAGTTTAGCCTCACGCTCGGTAGCCAACAACTCACGCGCAGACAATGCCATGTCTTTCGCGGCTTGTTCTTTTGCGGTATTTTGACTTTCCACACTGAAGCTACTTTCTTCAGCGTCCAAGTCTGCTCTACGAACTGCGGTAACAGCCGCAAGTTCGTTTGCTTTGTTAGACCGAGATTGCGCGTCAGTTAGTATGGCTTCCGCTTCTGCTTTTGCAGCGTTTAGTACATCAACCGCCTCTGCTTTGAGCCGGATAGTAGCTTCTACCGCGCTCAATGCACCCTGGCGCTGCTCCAACTCATCCCGCACCGCAATGAATTTTAACAAATCTTCCGGCAGTTGCTCGGTAATGTACCGCACTAGATTAACGGGTTGTTGCGCGTCGTTTGAAACGTCCATAGTGCCCCCGTTAAGCGTAGTAGCTAATGTTAAGTTTTGCGCCGCCGGCCTGTTCAAAGAACTTGATCTTGGTCAGGTCGCCATCGTATTGCAAAGTTACGCCGACTGCCAACGGCATACCAACCGTTGCCGAGGGGTTAGTTCCGTCGTCACGCCAACGAACGGCTTGCGCTTCTGGCGTAATGATAGCAATGGAGGGTTTGCAGCTTAGTCCTTGCACATCCACAATTGGAACGGTCAATGACGTTGCAGTGCTCACATCGGTAATTTGTTGATACCCAAGGCGAGTAGTAATTGCTTTTAGATTTAGCGACATTAAAATCTTCCGGTAAAAGTTCGCAATCCTATTATTGACTTATCACTTGCGGGAGTCAAGGTTCCCGTGTACATCCCGTCCGGACCATATACAACGCCCTCTTCTACCACCGACGGATCGGGGTATAAAGACGAGCTGCCCGACGTGCCCGCAATCGTAGCCCCAAGTCCGACTAAAGCACCACTACTAGCATGAGTTGCGGTTCTACCCGCCGCGCCTACTATAATAGCCCCTGGCCCAAACAATACGCCAGATGCGTTAGTTATTTGAGATACTGACGCAGCACCGGTAACAACTGCCCCCGGGCCAGTTAAAGCGCCTGAAGTGGGGTGCAAACTAAACCGCAGCGCAGCACCTGTAACAACTGCCCCCGGGCCAGTTAAAACCCCAGAACTTGCCGAAGCAGCAGACCTAGCCGCAGAACCAACAACCGTTGCGCCTGGTCCGGTTAGTGCGCCGTCGCTGGTTTTACCCGCAGCGCCAGGCGTGTACGCGATGACGATAAGACCCTGTGCACCCGCGCCGCCAGTAGCGGCTACCAACAATGTACTGCCCCCTGCACCCGACCCGCCAGCCCCGTAAACTACGCTTGCAATTCCAGCTACTGCACCACCGGATGACCCGCCAGCCCCACCACCGCCGCCAATAGTATTAAATATATCAATACCTACGCCGCCAATTTTTGCTATGCCATTTCCTGATGCGCCACCACCGCCGCCACCAATAGTACCAACGACACCAGCAGCACCTCCACCTGTGCCGCTAGAGTTATTACCACCTATGCCACCGGTTGCGGATGTAGCGTTGCCACCTACTGAACCACCGCCATTACCACCACCGCCACCACCGGCTGTAGTTGCATTTGTTGAAGCAGAAAATCCAACGCCACCAGTACCACCAACACCATTCGGCCCCGCCGCGCCGCCACCGCCACCACCAGTAGTGGCAAACCCAGAAGTTGTAGTTATTGAACCTGCGCCACCAACACCACCGGATTGTGTGCCTGTTCCGCCCGCGCCTCCAACTGATGTTGGTGTTGTTGTGGTTGTACCTCCAGAGCCACCAATTGCTGTGTTAGTTGTTGCCCACGATGTTGTTCCACCCGTTCCACCCGCGCCGCTAGTAGCGCCAGCAAGACCACCCAGCCCAATTGCAATCGCTATAGAAGAACTTGCAGTTGTAGAGTAGTTTGTTACAGCCCGGTAGCCACCGCCACCACCGCCAGCACCGCCAGCCTCGTTTGTTGCGCTAGTGGGCCTTGAACCGCCACCACCGCCACCGCCAGCGATCATGTAAATCGTATTACTAGACGAACTCCAGTCGCTTGGGACCGTCCAAGTTGTCGTTGCGGTATTGGTTATCTGGTAAACCTTAATTGCACCAACGCCACCCGCTTGGAACAGCCCACCCGTATTATTCCCGCTGTTTGTGGAGTTTGCTCCAAGATACCAAACATACGGCGTTGTTCCGTTTGTTGCCGGGGCTGGTGTAAACGCAATATCTGTAACGGAAAGATAGTCCGTACTTACAGTGCCGCCGCCTGTAAGCGTCAATGTTCTTTGCGTTCCCCCGCTAGTGCTGTTTAATGTAAGTAATTTTCCCGTAGTGCCTGATGCAGAAAAAGCGGCAACTGTTTGAGTTGCAGCAAACCGAATTGTCGTTGCACCAGTAGCCGAATAAGTATTAGTTATGTCGCTAAAAGTATTTGTGCCAGTTATTGATAACGCGCCCGCGCCGCCTTGATTGATAGCGCAGTTAAATATAGACCCGCCGCCGCTAAATGTTTTTGCAGATGCGCTTATCAGGCTAATTGAGCCAATGCCTGTACCAGCAGTTGTAGTAAAATTAGAGGGTACAGCGTTGTCAAACGAAGCTGAATTATTTGAAGCAATAACTATAGAACCGCCATTAAAGGTTAAGTTCTTGGTGCCAGTTGCAGTTAAAAATGTTGCCGTTGTGCTTGCGCTTGATAAAGTTAATGTTTGCCCGTTAAGATCAAGTGTTCCATTGGCAAGTGATACTGCCCCCGCTACATTTCGCGAAGTAGTTAAGTTAGTTTGTAAAGTCCAATAGCCACCAACACCGCTAAATGCTATTGCGCCTAACAGCGTTGCACCGTTTGTAGCTATTGTTCTGCCAGTAGAAGTAGACTTAAAGCTAATAGTTCCAGTGCCAGTAACAAATGTCGTTCCCGCAATTAACGACATTGACCCGCTAATCTCTAAAGTTGCAACGTGGTTAAACGCAACCGTTCCAGCAGAAACGGTTATATCAAGACAAGTTATTGTTGTTGCGGTAGTCGTCGTTACAGTGTACGTTCCGGCTTGGTCAAAAAATACCGAATCCGCTGCTGTAGGCGCAGTCGCGCCGCTGCTACCGCCAGACGATGTTGACCAATGGGTAGTTGTAGTGTTCCAAGTCCCTGATCCACCTACCCAGTAACGATTCGCCACCTGTGGCTATCTATGCAGATAACGCTGCGTAGGTGAGCGAGGAACAAGATACCGTGTCTCCTGCGGTGATCGTCAACCCGCCGGTCATGTTAATGTCCGACGCAGAAGCAGCTACCGCGCACTGAATAACAATCGTGGCACCGGACGTTTGCAAGGTAGCAAAGGCTACGGCAGAAGCGTTACCAGTGGCGTTAGTGTCTGAACTAATTGCGTTAGCCGTTGCAGTTCCCGACGATGATGCACCGAACGCCGTTGCGCTTAGCGGCAGTGTGGCAACCGCAGTGCCTGGGCTTGCAACGCTACTTGGTGAAATCCGAAATACCAGCTTGCCAGAAGTGCTGATAAGCGCCGTTACAGCGTCAGTCGCCGCGTTCCGCGCTGCTGTCGAGTGGGTTACCGCCATTTTGTAGCTCCTTTAGCTGCTGCTCGTCGAGAAAGCCGGTAAGTTTAAATTCTTCAACTTTCCCTGTGTCTTTGCGCGTTACCTGGA